GCGCATCTTCTAGTTTGAACCCTAGCCAATGCAGCCACGCTTTAGCAATGTAATTGCGCTCATCAACGTAATTAAGCAATTCAGGGTAGATTTGTAGCATTAAGCCAACGAATGGCTTACAACGGCGTAGAAAGGCTTTTTGGTGCTTCTCTAAAATATCTGAGCCAACTAACCAAGGAATGCCAACACCGCCGATAATGGACGCAGGCGACACGCCAAAGACAGCCGCTACCTCACCATTGAAAATAGCGGCCCATGATTTTGTAGATAGGTTAATGCCTGAAGCCAAAACTTCTTCAGGGGTTGATAGGTTTAATGCATAGAACTCATCGATATCAGCTTGTCTAACATACGGTACCAGTGCCTGTGCGTGCTCTAATGTTGCTGGTACGATTTGAACAATACTCTTTGCCATATTAGAAGCCCCCCACATCTAAGCGCGGTATTGCAGCGAGAATTGATAAAGGTAATGGATCTGACTGCCTGACATACACACGGCCGTTTTTGCTCCACTGCGCATCAAGGTTAATTTCTACTACGCCAGTAGCATCATTAACCGGGTTATCATAGAACTCAAATTCACGCTGGGCATATTCATATAACCGGTCTTTTTCGGTACCGGCCCATATACCACGACTTGAATTAACAATAAGGCTTGCCACCTTAACCAGTTTCTTTTTGTCGAGTAACGTTTCTTGCCCGTTGATATGAATATCTAATGTTTCCATATCGCTAACGTACGGTAAGCCAATGTGAACCACTACGGCTGGCTCTTCTAATGACACAGCGCCGCCAGATACTTTTTGCTGAGGTAATACGTTTGCATCAGCTAGAATGCTGGTGGTTTTACCTTCAACATGCTGTAGCCCTTCAAAACGGAAACGCGCAAAGCCCCATTCACTTAATGGCTTATCCTGTAGCAATTCAGGCACATCACGATTAGGCGTTACCCGCACCGCATGAGTATTAATAAACTCGGTAATTTCACAGCGTAGCGTTTTGTTTTCTTCATCTTCAAAGTAAGGCAAGTGAATAGCGTTACCGATATCGCTATCTTTAAAAATGGCATTGCTGGCGGTTAAGGCAATATCACCTTCGTACGTCCAGTTATCGACTGTAGTTAGGTGTACAGTACTTGATTCATCTTTATTCCTGCCGTCATAACTTAGGCCAGAATCAACAAAGAAAGCATCCTCTGTTTTGGTGAATAGGCGACTACTTAAACGCTCTATGTAACGTACGGTACCGCCACCCACTTTACGGCACACAATGAAATAAACCGCATCCTCATTGCCTTCACTCACGCTGCAGGTTGATTCAAATTGCCCGTCAGTCTCTTGTGGCGCCCAAGCAAATACTTGCTGCTCCCTGAGGTATGTCAATGAAAGCAATTTACCATCGTCACGAATACACCAAGCTATTGAGTAAGGAACGATAGAAAACGCCCAATCAATAATCTGGTGGCGCTGGAACAGGTGATTAGCCATGATGGTTAAATCAGTGCCTTGGTACCCGTCAACGTCGAATGAATACGCGAGGTCACGCACTGCGCTACCTTTTTCTTGGATGTACAAAGCAATATTGGCAACGGCAATAGGTGGAACGTCACTACATCCATTGGCACCTTGCGAGGAAAAAGAGAAACTACTAGGCGTTAATACTTTGTTCTGATCCCCAGTGATTTGATACTCACCACCAGAGGTTAAAGCCACCAGCGAACCCACATCGATTAGGTGACGAATTTCATTAACTTGGCGCCCTGCATAGGTATAGATGATACGGTCATCATCTTGTATAGGGTTATTCTTGCCAAAGTCTTTATAGTCCCCACTACGGCTAGCCCAAATGGTTTGTGGATATGCGCGGGAACCAGCAAAAAATAAGCGCTGCTGATAATACATAACGGTGCTTGGGTAGCCGTCTACATCATTCCAAACCGACCGCGCCCATTTGTATGTGGCATTGCTTTCACCAACTGCGTTTGATGGAATATAGGAAATAACTTTACCTGTTGCTGTTAAACCATCTGAACTCACTGAGTTGATTTTAACAATACCAAATCCACTATGAAGGTATTCCCACTGGATCCCTGTATCACCGCTCCACCCATCCCAGCTCATACCTTCTGTATGTGACGGTCTCAATGTTCCGCTTTTTCCTGATGTGTTTGCTCTGTAGTAATTAGAACCGGCACGACGCTGATCATTCTTATTGGTTGTTTTATCCGTTTCCCACACAGGAACAGCATCAACCGCCTGCTGCTCTATATAAATTTGCTTTCCAACAAACTCAGCGCCAAAAATATTATGAGTTGCGGTTAACGTCACCTCGCCAGTGCTAGCGCTAACGTAAACCTTTCGCTCTTTATCAACATTGATATCTTCGAATGGACCATTACGCGTTTCAACGGGTACCAGCTTCCAATCGTCATGATCATAGCGCTGTAATTCCATTGGTGGATAATCAGCATGTACGATGGTCATTACGTCTGCTGACTGAGTGAATTTTAAATTGAATAAGTCGGCTTCTTTGTATGGCGTTGTTAGTTCGAATATCTCACCTTTATGCTCACCATCTGCATAAAGTACCTGTCCACCGTCTTTAATGACGCGCATGTACTTATCACCCATTTCAAGGGCGTACGTTTGCACTGTGCTGAATTGGAACGGGATCAGGCGGCATTTCTTGTTAGGGTATTTTGCCGCTGCAATAAACTTGGTACCCGGTCTATTTTCAATGCCGCCATATTGCCGTACGAGAAAGTTTTCACACTTACGCAAAGCGGTTGAGTACTTCGCTAAGTCGATGCGACCATAAAGGCTAGGTGCGATTTCGCCACCAGAAAAACTAGGTTGAATAATGCTATATGCCATTACGATATCCTCGCTTCTGTGAAAGGATCTATGTAGTCATTAGGCTCAGAAGATTCATCAAGAGAATGAGCGCCAGCGTTAGCAATCGCCATGGTATACATCTGAAATGCTTCACTACCGATACCAGCGTTAGATGCCAATGGGCGTGCTAGTTCGCCAGCTAAACGCCATGCCAGCGCATCTATGAATAATGAATCAAACATATTCACATCGGTGATTGACGCAGTGTATTGAAGCCACGCTTGCGGTTGGTCGCAGTAAATCAGTTTTCCTGTGCCATCAGCATCTGAACCCACAAGAAAATTAATCGCATTATGTGGCTGAAGATATTTCTGGCCAGATTGAATAATGGCTATTGCTTTTAAACAGTCGGTTGGATAGCTATAGGCAAACTTCCAGTCTGGCGGCGGGTTATTTGTATCAGCTAAAGCAACGCGCTTACTGGCAAAGTTCCACGGAAAATCAGAGAGCGTAGTATCGCGGCAATGATTGAAGTGTAAATTGCATTGCTCTGCTTCTTTGCTCTTTTCGCTGAGGCTATTAATGAATCGGCTATTACCAATACGACTAAGCGCTAAGTTACAGATTTCGATTTCTGAGGCCATTACTCACCCCCATCAAATAAAACATCCGCTGCTGATTTAGTATCACCTGAGCCCAAGGCCAGATCCGTTATCTGCAAATCAACCGATGTTGTTTTTTTACCTTCTCGCTCATCAGTACGTTTAGATTTAATTTTGGCTATACCAGACAACTCAATTGATTCGCCAACATCGGGGATGGTTGCGCCTAGCTTTTCTAACGTTTCATTGTCCAGATAGAGAGTTAGGCCGTAAGGATATTCATCACGTGTTTCGCTCTCACCTTTTGAATTCTCAAAAGTTTCTGTGCTAATTTTTAAGTTGACCATTTTCATTGTCTGTATCTCCAAAAGAAAAAGGGGCTTTCGCCCCCTTTAACGCGAAAATTAAATCGCTAATTCTTTACGTCTTTCATCTATCGCGGTGCGCATTTTATCTGCGCCCATGTTGTGATGAGGTGCTTTGCCGAATAATTGCGTGTACTGTTCACGTAAATATTCAAGGCTGGATTCAACCGTGTCGCCTGAGCCGCTAATAGCAGTATTGGTTACAACCTCACCAGTATCACCACCAACCCCATCAACCAAAGCGCCAGTATCAGGTTTAGCATCATCACCACCAATCAACTTTAAGTTGCTGCCAGCAATACCGCTGTATTCAACCTCTTCACCGACTTCAAGCAGACGACCATTGATAAATGATTTTTTCAAAACTTTATATCGTGGCATGTCGCACCTTAATTAGTTACGGCGTTGTAGATAGGATGAGCATCAACGTTAAGTACGATACCCGCTGTAAACTTACCTGCAGTTAATGGGCCATCTGTGACAACGTAACGCAGACGCAGATACTTAATAACACCATGCGGAACGGTACCGATAATGTGCTTACCTGCGTTCAGGTCTGCAATTGGCATAGCAAATGACTGGAAGATAGCAACAGGCGTTGTAAACGCTTTGTCTTCCGATGTTTCCAGTACTATTTGTACTTTAGCTTCACCTGCTGCCTTGGCTTGTTCAGTAACTTGTGCAAACAGTTGTAACGGCTCACCGATACCGATATCACGGAAATCACCTTTAACTGGCGTTAGGTCAATGATACTGGTCGCAGTCGCTGATGCGGTCACAGCTTGGTCGAGAGAAAATAGGGTTTCTTTATCTAAAATCATGTTGCGAACTCCCAACAAAATTAAGTTAGCGGTACCCATTCAGGCACCGCACAATAGGCCAGCCTTACTTAGCGACCACCTGATCCTCAGTTGTGAGAATTGCATCGGTACGGCGCACAGGGATTTCATCAAAAGAAACAACCTTTTTTCCTGCAACTTCTTGCATAGAAATATTGACGTTCTTTGAGTTTTTAATCTGGCGGCGCATCCAGCTACGAACCTGCTGATTGCAATAGAAAACAGGTTTACCCATAGATAGATTAGGGATTTTCTCAATCGCCTGAATTAGTAAATCAGGCAGGTCGATAGCACCAGCCGTTGATGGATCTTTGGTTAGCTTAGACAGGTCAACGTTAGCGATACGAACCACATAACGCCAATCGCGCATTGTTAGACCGTTTTCCCATTTAAAATGAGAACGATAACCTTGATACTTACCGTTATTTTCATCGATAAGTGTGACTTCGCCTAAGTTCTGCTGTTCAAGTCCAGCCTTAGAATCTTTAGGGTAAATACCATGTACTGTATTTAGCCCCCACACCACTAACCATATAGAAGTTAAATTGCTACCAGTACCACCAGCATCAATGATGTTAACGGCGTTCTTAGCGTTAAGATCATTAAATCGTGC